TGGAGGTTCTGCTTGCACAACATATCACTCAACAGGATTTGGTAATCGTGGTTGGCAAGCAAGTATGATAAAAGATTGTGCGAAAGTTGCGAAAAAACCAATCATTGCCGATGGTTCAATTAAGGAACATTCAGATATTGTAAAAAGTCTTGTTTTGGGAGGATCTATGGTTATGGTTGGTGGAATGTTTGCCGGATATAATGAATCTCCAGGAGAAGTTTTTGAGATAGAAGATATTAAATATAAAACATTTTGGGGTTCCGCATCTTCATCACAATCGGGAAAAGAAAACAGAATTGAGGGTATTAAAATGCGTATTCCATATAAAAAAGAATCTATTTTTGTTAAATTAAAACAAATTGAGGAATCTTTACAAAGTGCCATATCATATGCGGGTGGGAACCCCGCAATATTAGATTCCCTTATGTCCGTTGATTATGTTATGGTTAAATAATTAAAGTTCTTTGATTTTAATTACCAAATCACCATTACCTCTAATCACTCTATGATATATTTCAGAGGGGATGGTAAATCTGTCCCCTTCTTTTAATGTTACCGGTAATTTATCGTCCATTTGGAATTTCCAACCACTACCTTTTACAACTTCAACAATTCTATCTCTTTCATCTCGGTGCCATTGTAATTCGTGATCATCAATATTTTTATCAAAAACTCTGGTTTTAACACCATCCTCAATAGTTTGTTTAAATGGTAATTTGGATTCATCAAGTTTTCTACCCAACCATTGTAATTCCAAATCTAAAAATTGTTCATAACTCCCAATAGTGGAACTACGACCTCCTGTAATACTAGCGTTTTCTAATTGTGGAATACTATTTTTTAACATTGGCAACAATTTTTTAATTTCCCTATACGCAATTTCTGAATGATCCCCTTTAAATGATTCTTTGAATAATGCGGTTATTTTAACTGTGAGTCCGTCGTAATATTTTTCTTTACCAACGATTGCTCTATACCCAATAAAATTTTCATCTTTTATTGGTTTAAATTTTGACAAGAATTTATTGATTCGTTTTTCCATTTGTTGGAAATATTTTTCAGTATACTTTTCTTCCATAAATAATTTTTATTTGAATTTGTGATTACCAATATCCCCCGTATGTTTTTCCACCCCACAGGTGACCATATCTATTAATTCTACACGCCCAATAACCGGCTTTCATTCTATCTTTTTTGTCTTTACATTTGTGTCTTGCCGCAAAACTTCTTCTTGCATCAGGATTGGACACTTTTGCGGTTAACCCTCCGTGAACATCCCCAAAGGTAATCTTTTTAATTCTACCTGTTGATGGATCCTTAACATAAACTTTATATTTTTTACCACCACCTGAATTTCTCATCGGATAACCGACTTTGACTTTTTTACCTTGATATTCCGCTTCAGATAACAATTCTTCTTCTGTCATTAAATAAGGACAATCTAATGAAACATATTCACCTGTAGATATTCTAACCATCTTACCCAAATCAGTTTCAATCAACCATTTATCCGATCTATTCAATTGTATTGATCCTTTGTGATATAAATTCCTAACTTCACAAACTAAATTAAAATAACCATCCGAATATGGTCTAAAAACACTTTCAGATAATGTAATTTTATTATTGATATGATAATTTAAATTCTTGGATACTTTAACATTTTCAGTTAAAACCATATTGGGAATAAATGTTTCAGAAATGACTCTTCTGACTATCTGTTTAATATTATTCATTTTTCAAGTATATTTATATTTATAAATACAATAATGTTTGATATTTATATTAAAAAGTTACGCAATGAAAAGATTAGTTAAAGAAAGCGATATTAGAAGAGCACTATATAAAATCATCAAAGAAGATGATAGTATGAGTTCTGCGGAAAAGAAAAAAGTTAAACCAAGATGTGTTCCTGAAAACATAATCCAATTGGATGAGATAGTTGGGGATTCTGATGGATTCTCAAAATATTCTCCTGGAGTTTCAAAAAGAAACAGAGGGGTTAATGGTATTGTAGATACATTGGGAGTATTAAACAATATTAGATTGTTTAAGGACATTAAAGATGGTGGTGAACACTTGGCTTACGAAATGATGAATAACCTTAACAAATTCAGAAATAAGAACTATTATGATGAAACAAGTGGGAATTGTAATAAAGTTATGGATAAAGTAATTGAATTATACAAAGAAAACGAACACGGAACTGAATTGGTGAAGGATATTGAAAAGGTATTAAACTTACAGGTTAGAGAGGACGAATTTACACCGTCTCCAAGAGCCAAAGAATATTTAAAACAATGTATCAACTTGGTTAAAGGACAATAAGAATTTAATTAGGACCGTTGTCGTTACGGCAACACCAAAAAGGGACAATTCGCTACTGTCCCTTTTTTATTGATCAAAAATTTGGTTAGTATATCTTATCAAAATTTAAAGTAAATAGTTTTTGTCATTTTTTTTAATATTTATATAAAAAACAAGTATTATGAAAAAATTTTTTAATCAGTTGTTTTGTGACAACAATTCTATCAACGAAAAATCCGTAGTTGGGTTTATCGCCTTCTTAATGATGTGTATATTCGCAGGTGCGGATATTGTAACTGGATTCCTTGGTAAACCATTAGTAGTTAATGAATTTATCTTTAATTCATTCTTAATTTTAGTGTTAGGTTCATTTGCTATTGGTTCTGTAGATAAATTTATCAATAAGAAACACATATCGGAAGACGAAGAAACTCCTGAAGGATAATTTATTAATTTTTATGTAATCCCCACTCAAAAGGTGGGGTTTTTTGTAACCTAAAATTAATATTATCTTAACACACTTTATAGATTTTTTTACTATATATTGTTGTTATGATAGGATTTATATTATTTTTCGGACTTATAATAGTATTACTTGGTAAAACAATCATCAAAGACAGACGAGAATATCGTGATTGGTATGAAAAATGTGATTACATTTTGAAAAAATGATTGATATTTTCATTATATTTGTATCCCAAATACAAAATATCACACTATGAGTTCAAGAAACGCTAAAAAACTACCTGAACAGGTTAAATTTGAGAGGACATTCACTTATGATGATTGTATCGTTATATGGAAATACGACATATTAAAGACAAAATCAGGTCCATATGAGGTAGAAGTCAAATATCCCAAAAAAACCACTAAATAAGGTATTCTTTTATATGGTGATTTTACCCATATAATTAATGATTTTTGACGAAAAATGGGTTAAAATACCCCTAAAATAGGACTAAAAACCCGTCAAAAACCTCCATAATATGTCAAATTTTGACTATAAATGATGAAAAAATTAACAATTTAGACAAAAAAAGGGGTTTTTAAGCGAAAAAAGGGTAAAATTGGGTAAATTAACACTAAAAAACCTTATTTTTAGCGTTTTTTAGGTGGTTTTCCCATTAAATCTTGTAAATTCTTTAAATTTTTACTAAAATCATCAGGAAAATTCAAATTTTTCCTTAAAATATCAATATCAAAGGGAAATTCTTTGTTTTTTGGTATATTATTCATTGTTTTTATCATAGAAAACATATCTTTACCGTATTTTTTCCACCAAATGAATAAACCTATAGATATTACACTTAAAACGAGCGTAAAAACGATTAAAACCACTGTTAACAACATATTATTTGAATTTGTAGGTTAATTATAGTGGTTTTAATCATATTTGTAAATTATTTAAGTAAATTATAGTATTTTTTGAACTTTTCTATTCTATCGTTAATTCCGTGAGTTCCTCCATTCACTCTTTTAGTCACTTTAGTCACAACATCGTCCGATGAACCTAAATCACAGATACTCCACAACTTATTTACATCAAAAAAGAACGCCGCAGACGCTAATGGATACTTATTCGCAACTAAATCGGGGTTAGAAACACAATCTTCACCAATAAATTGGGTAAATTTGGTATAATTACCCTTACCTGTTAACTGAATGTATCCTCTACCTCTAAATTTATACCCTTCTTTAGTTGTTTCGTCACCATTTCCCATTCTTCCACCATAAACACGGGATGCAATTTTTTCAGGTTGTTTTGCATACGACTCGGCAAGTGTTCCTGGGAAGTATTTACCAAATATCTTCTTCAAACCATCCGCAGAATAGTTTAAATTCTCTGAAACCGCCTTAAAATTACCTGATTCGTGAGCACATTGAGCTAAAAAGTGTGCCAATCGTAAATTATTGGTAATATTAAACTTTTTTGCCGTCTCTGATATCTGTGCAATCACTGAATCGGGGATAGAACCTTTAAGTTTTTCAATATTTAACCCACTTACAGGTGTAATTACAACATCTTCTTTAATTACTTGAGGTTCTTGGGATGGGGAACTAAACATTTTACTCCAAGTTGCGTCACCAACAATACCGTCGTCTTTTAATCCGTTATTTTTTTGCCATTCTTTGACTGCAGCTTCAGTTTTTGGTCCAAAAGTCCCAACTGCCTCAACACCTAATTTTATTTGGAGTTTTTTTACATCGTCTCCTTTCGATCCTACTTTTAATAACATAATTTTTATTTTATTGTTTATTTTCTGTTGCGTATTTAATACCCATAATGGTTCCTACTATTGAAAAGGCGTTAGTTAAAAGTATTCCGAAGATATTAGACCATGTCGCACTTATTACTTGAGTATCTTTACCCATTACTAGGGTAAATACATATACTCCGGTGGTAACAATACCAACACCGATGATAATATACAGAGCAACTTTTACTATATTGGATATTAATTCTGTTTGGTTTCTTTTTTGTAGGATATCAAGATCATTAATCGCATTTGTTTTTGCTTCTTCCGCTTGTATCCTTGCTCTTTCAGAATTAATCATCTCTCTTTGTAGATCTTGTTGAATTTTTTCGTTTTCTTCTCTCCAATCAATTAACTCTCCATTTTGAACTTCAATTCTTACTCTTTGTTCTTCAGCTCCTTTTAAAGTTGACTGAAGATCGTCCATAATCTTTTGATTTTCAGCATTTAAATTTATTAATTCCTCGTTTTGTTTCTGTATTTTTTTTGTCATCTCAAGACGCTTTCTTCTTTTGTCTCCGTCTTTTGTTTCACATTCTTTTAAATACTTTTTAAACTCCTCATCATTTTCAGTATCAATAAGTTTAGTAATATTACCTTCAAGACCTATACCCTTTTTAGTGTATAGATCCATTAAAGTTTTTTTGGTATTACTATCTATTGTTATCATTTGTAAACTTTAAATGGTAATGTTCTGTTTTTATATCCTTCATAATCTTTTCTAAATTCTTCTAAACGAGGTTCAATATCATCAGATTTAATAATCCAAAATTGAGCACCTGCCTGAACCGCCTTTGCTTGTTCTTCAGGTTCGTTTGATGATGATATGATACCAACAACGACGTGATTACCATATTCAAAATTAATTTTTCTAATTAATTCTATACCATCAAAAGAACTACCAATTATGTTTAAGTCAACAAACACACATTCAGGTTTATCATTATTGTTACCATCTTGAAACCATTTTTGAAATAGTTTTGCCGCTTCGTCAGAGCTATTTAACGCATTTAAAGACAAGCTTATATCAAGTAACGAACAAGCGTCTTCAAATACTAAATGGAATAAATCCTCATCATCTACTAATAAAATTGAATCAATCATTTTTTTCTTTTTGTTTTTTTATTTTATTTTTATTTTCATTTTTGTTCCTATTTCATTTTTCTCACAGGTAATATCAAAACCGTGTTCTTCTAAAATTGCAACACAAATATTTAATCCTAATCCTGTTCCGGATTCTTGTTGTCCTTCTTTTCTTGTATATGGTTTACATAAATGATTAAAATCTTCTTGGGTAATTCCTCTACCGTTGTCTTGTATATAAACATAATTATTATCTGAAGTTATTTTAACAAATTTAGTATCAGAATCGTTATATTTTAAACCATTTCTAATTAAATTGTCAACCGCAGTGCAAAATAAAGGTTCATTAACTTCAATTGTCGGTAACTCGTCAATAATGACTTGACTAATATATGCAGTTGATGATAGGTAATCGGTTAGGATTAATTTTAAATCACATTCGGCTTTATTTAATACAACATCTTTTTTTACGAGATTGGTAAATTCGTAAACACCTTTATATACTTTTTGAGAATGTTTTAAACCTTCTTTAATCATTCTAATAGGTGCCTCAATTTTTAACGATATAATATCTTCAGGTGTTAATCTTCTTTCTAAAGAACTTAATCCTCTTGGCATATATGTATTAATACCGGAGTGCATATCGTGTCTTAATATCTTTGCTGCGTGTTCTAAATAGGTATTTTTTTTCTCAATCTCTTTCTTTTGTTCATAAGAATTTGTAATGTCTGTCGCAATTTTCATAACACGATAAATTTTACCGTCTAAACCAACAATTGGATTATAAGTTGCTTGTAAATAAACTAAAGATCCGTCTTTTTTGATTCTATTAATTTCGCCAGTAAATAATATTCCGTCATTTAATTTTTCCCAAAAAATGCGATACTCGTCACTTTTTGAATGTTCCTCATCTATAAAAATTCTATGATGTTTCCCTATTACCTCATCTTGTGATGAATAACCCATAGTATCTAAAAATAAACTATTTGCAAAAATGATATTCCCTTCTAAATCAAACTCAATAACTGCGTTTGATTTATTTATTGCATTCATTCTATTACGAATTTCTACTTCTTTTTTCTTAAGTTCTGTCACATCTTGTCTAATTGATGAGAACCCCTCTAATTTACCATCCTTATCAAAAATTGCTCTAATATATGTGTCAACATAATATAATTCACCTGATTTGGATTTATTGGTAACGACATCATTCCATATCTCACCTTTCATTACGGTTTCATACATTTTACCCCAATATCCATCAGGTTGAGAATCAGAATTAACTATACTATGATCTTTACCCATCACTTCTTTTAATGTCCATCCCGACACCTCTTCAAATTTAGAGTTCACATAAGTTATTTTTCCTTTGTTGTCGGCAACTGAAACAATTGAGGATTCATTCAAGAACTCTTCAGTTTCTTTATTTCTCCTACTTAAATCATTACTTTCTTTGACGGAATATGAGAATGTGTAAAGGGATGATAATAATTGAGCGAAATCAACTTCAGATTTATCCCACTCACGAAGAGTCAAACTTTCAATACATATAACTCCAATAGTTTCTCCTTTATAAATAATGGGAACATCTAACATAGATTTAACGCCAAGAGGTTTTAAATACCCTTCGGTAAAACAAGAAGTTGCGTTATGTGTTTCCGCATCATTTGCAATAATAATTGGATTAATTAGGAGTGCTAAAAAATATGGTTGGAAATCTTTTTTATGTAAAACGATATCTTGATACCAAGTATCTTCAGATTTAATGTATAATTGCTCACATACGATTGAGGTTTTGTCTTTATTATATAACCATATTGAACATCTGTCAGCATCTATAGATTCGGTAACTTCTTTGGTTAATACTTTGGCACCTTTGTTGGTGTTTCCTTCGTAAAATAACGAATTGTGGGATTGTGAAATTAAAGTTTCATTTAATTCTTTAACATACTTACTATGTTTTTCACTTACTTTATTTCTTTTTAGATATTCTAAAACAACAACCGAGAAAAATGGTATAAACGCTAAAAAACAAGCGTAACCAAAATACCCAATTTTGTCAATGTATTGTATAAAATTAAATACAACTAATGATTGTGTTGTAAAAAAAGTAACCATTATGATTACTGAAATAATCAAGGATATTTTGGATAATTTTGTCATACTAATAAATACAACAAAACTCCAAAAAAAACTATTTACTTTTACTGTATGAATACCATACACAGGTAAAGATACCCAATATAAAAATTGGGGTTGCAATACCGATATAAATCTCTAAACTCATCTCATTAAATTTATAAAACCATTAATACTTCTTCTCTCATCGGTGTTAATTACACCAAAATCTACTTTCCAAACATAAACCCCTTCTTTAACGGGTGAACCATCGTATGTTCCATCCCAAGAGTCATTAGGATTATGACATTCCCATATCATTTCACCCCATCTATTAAAAATATACAAATCAAATTTCTCTTCATCAATACCGTTAAAATAAAATTTCCAAGTTTGATTATGTTCATTACCATCCGGTGTAAATGAATTTGGAATAAACGACAAGACATCACTTTCCACAATTAACATTCTTGATGTTGTATCTGAACAACCTAATTCATCAACCACGGTTAAGTAAACGGGATATTGTCCTGTTATTCCTTCAGGAAAAGTCATAGTTGGATTATCATATACGCTCGTTGTTGGTGATCCGTCAGGGGCATACCAATACCAACTAACAATATTTGAATATGATTGATCTTGCATCATTACTGATGTATTGAAAAATGTGGTTGGACTTGATGCAATATTAAATTGTGCGGTAGGTAATGGACGAGTTTCAACTATGTTATCAAATGTTTGAGTATACACACAACCATAATCTGAAGTAACTGACATTGTAATATCCCATATACCCGCCGAATCATAGGTATGTGTGATGTTGTCCGTTAGTAATGTTGTTGTGCCGGTATTATCCCCGAACATAATATAAGAACTAACCATATTGATTGCCGGTGATGAGGTATTCGTGAATGTAAAATTACCAGGAATACATAATATTGTCTCATTAGGAACTAAAGACGGTATTATTGGTGTTGGGTAATCTAAATAAATATTAGATTCTATTTGGCATCCATTCGCATCTTGAATTGATAACAAATAATCACCTCCCGATAATCCTGTGATAGTATTGGTTGATATCACATTATCAATTAGATAGTTATAAGGTGGAGTTCCTCCATTACCAACCATAACTACTGATCCGTCATTTCCACCACAAGTAACATCAGTTTCAACAATACTATTAAAAATTAATTGAGTTGGTTGGTTTATTGTAATGGAAGAATTTCCAGTACATCCATTGTTGTCGGTAACTAACACATCATAGGTTCCGGCACATAAATTTATTGCAGTTTGAGTTGTTTGTCCATTTGACCATAGATAGGTATAATTTGGAATACCAGTACTGGCGGTAACGGTTGCCTCACCGTCACACCCTAAATTACAAAGAGGTTCGGTAAATGATGTTATACTTGTTTGTATACTAGGGTCACCGGGTAACACAAAAACAGTATCAGGTCCTAAACCACCGACAATTAAATTACAAGTTGTCCACCCTTCATTACAAATTGGATAAACAAACTGACAAGTATACTCCGCACCTCCGACAGGTGGTGTAACGGTAATAGATTGTCCTGTCCCGATTGGAATAGGATTCCCTACTTCATACCAAGTCAATGTTGGGGTAACAACAGGTCCCGATGGAGTCCATCTCCAAGCATCGTTATTGGCAACCCAAGCCGTTGAGTTTCTTCCAGGGACGGTAATTCCTACTGTTCCCGTATTATTATGAATACCCTCAACTGCGGTTCCTCCTTGCCAAGTCACACAAGATGGTTTATTTTGTATGTAATTTTCAATAATGTTTGTCGTTTCGTAGATTACAATATGGAATGTTCCTTGATTACCGGTACAAGAAAACATAGGAACTCCTATCCAACTAATAGTTAGTTTTCTACAAGGGGCAACTCCGGTTGTTTGGTATTTGATTTGCCCACCAAGTCCTGGATGCCAATCTTGCCAAGGACCCATAATACAATTATTTGGAACTAAAACATTACCTGTTGGTATTGTTTGCGAAGTAAATGTTGTTGGTTGTCCTGCCGAAAAAGAAATCCAACCGTTAGATCCAACATAAAATTGAGTATAAGTTACCCCAAAGAAACAAAAGTTAAACCCAATATTAAATGGTCCTTGTTGGGAATCATCTGTCATAAACAAATTAGTCCCCGTATTTGTTTGTGCAACATAAGGAATATTTGTTACCCCATAATCAGTGGTTTGATTTGGGTTTACACCACCCGGACCACACTGACTTAAATCGGCAGTTAGAGTAGTGGAATTTACACCGCAAGGTAGTAACTGATCATCTCCAAGATATGGACAATATTGTGCGAATAATATTGATGACATTAGTGACATCAATAAAGTTAAAATTAAATTTTTCATAGTTATGTGATAAATAGTTATTATTTTTTTTATGTTCCCGATAGACGGGGGTTAATTAGCAAAAGAAGCCATTGTTTTATTATTTATTGTTATTATATTTTCAAATATGAAAAGGAGGTTACAGATTATTTTAAATAAAGTTCTAAAAGAACAAAAAGATATTTTGTATGGGTCAAATAGTGAAATTGTTGTGAATGATGTTAATTGGATTAGAAGTAAAAAAACTTATATGGTAACAATTACTATTTACTCCGATAATATTGAAGAATCTGTTGAATCTCACCCAGGTGGTATTGAATATATGGTGGATTTTGGATGGCCGATATTGGGTAAAGATTGTAATCCAATTATAATATCGTCGTTGGATGTAAAATTGTAACCACTAAATACTTTAAGGATTAGTCCCACCACCAACGCATTCTTTCTCTCAAAATTTTAAATAGTAAATCGTGAGCCCTTTCTTGATTATATGATGCAACCCAAAAACAAAGGGTGGATTTATCAAGATCTGGTTTATCTTTTAAAACTTTACGAACAGTCAAAGGATATTTAGACAAATATTTATCATCATCTTCCCAAAGTATGTCAAGATGTAAAGATTTACTATCGGGTTTATCTTCCACATCCTCAAATCTAAATTTTGTTTCGCGGTAATCCAAATATTCCACACCGTAATACTCCTCTCTAACTCTTTTAATTAGATTTAGAACTATTGTCATATCACGATTATCTGTTTCAATTCGTGTGTGTCTATTTGAGGAAACAAGTTCTTTTCTTTGGAACTCTATTTTCTTTTCCAAGATATCCAAGATGAATGAATGATCCCAATCTCTTTGTTTCCAAATAGTTGGAGTCCATTTAATTAAATTATTACAACCCGTTAAAAATGTTTTTAACCAAACAGGTAATTTTCTCCATAAAGATTTTCTCTCCCATGCAGAGTCGTTAGGTATTGATAGTTTTTCGTAATTTTTCATCTTCATTATTTTTATACTCCAAATATAACGAAAATATTATTAATAAGTTTACAAATACTGATAAAAAAGTTTCAAGTAACCAATGCCATTCAGTTTGGGTTAAACTCATATGAGTTCCAAACCAAACAAATGAACCATATCTTTGTCCGAAAACAATTATTAAATGTTTAATAAATGGCATCATCGTTTTGAAGGTAGTGGGGGGTTTAAAAGGAATTTATCATTAACCCATTTTCTTAATTCATTTTCAACGAAGTATTCGGGGACAACCTCATCATCGGGTTGATCACTTGCAAGTTCAGCAATGTATTTGGCAAATTTAATTTTGTATTTATCGTCCATCATTGTCATAAGTCCGTCTGATATGAAAAATATTTTTGATAATGGATCCTTTAATCCTAATTCACCCTCCACAATATCAAAAGATTTCATAACGGCTCTACCCCACCAAGTTTTATAACTTGTGGTTTCTTCTAATGTTGGTCTAATTATTTTATTGATTGCTCTTGCTGCCGATCCTATTGCTCCGGCAATAATAAGTTGCGGTAAAAACCAAGGCATCATTCGGATAGTCGCTTTAACCCCACCTTCACCAACATGCTGAAATAACCTTTTTTTAGTTGTGGACTCAACCAATGATTTTAATTGCCCAAAAGTTATTTCTCCTTGAGCGTTACAAAACTTCTCACTATCACAAATATTCCTTACTGCAGATCTTGAAGGTTCAATATCCTCAACTTCTGTAATTAATTTAATATATTGACTTTCACTTAAAATTATTTTCATATTTAAATAAATATTTGGCAGATCAGATTAAAAACATTATATTTGTTTTATACTTATAAAATATAGAACAATGGAAACAAAAAATAAATTAAAAGAGATTCAGTCAATGGTTGATACTTACAATTCTAAATTGGTATTTTCAGTTATCAGTTTTTTATTCTTCACCGCATTATTCACATACACTTTGTTTGTGGATATGATTCCAACATTTGTCCCTTACATTTCTTTGGGTGTATCAATTGTGTTTATCCAACAGATAATTCGTTCATATAATTACAAAAGATTTTACGAAATTTCATACAACGCGAATGAAATGATTGATGAAATGTTTGACAAATAAAAAAAGGGACTTTAAGTCCCTTTTCAACATTTATCATTTTTAATATTATCGTCCGTAAGTTAGTGCACCTGTTCCTGTTGCTATTTTTTGTATGTTAGTAAGTTCAGGTTCAAAACCAAACATCGGTTTTCCTTTTGATGTGTGGGTTAACTTAACTTTTCCTTTGTAAGAAGAATCTTTAGCCTTACTTAAAATAGATTCCATACTATTAGCCAAATCATCTTCAGTGTATTTACTATTTCCAAGCAAATCTTCCATTTTATTCATTAAATCTTGTTTGGCGGCTTCTTTTTCTTTTTTACTTGCCCCGAAAAAACCTTCTTCCATTTCACCATCCATTTCTGTCTCAACGATAATTCTATGTATTAGGTCAGTCAATTCACTTTCTGTCAATCTAATTACTTTTTTCATTATATTTTTTTATAATTTCTTTTATTTAATATATAAATATATCGTTGTTCACAAAATTTCGTTATTTGTGTAGTTGTGGTAAAACTTTTTCCGAAAAAAACAACGAAACCTCGTGTTCTAACCCCTCAAGGTTATCTTGTAATCTCACATCATCATCAGATAACACACTATAGAAATCGTAGTCAACTAAATGTCCTCGTTCATCCGAAATTATAATACCAAAATATTCATCACCATTAAATTTAATTTCACCATAATATTCAACCTCATCACCATTATCAATTTCTTCGGAGAATGTAAATTGGATTGGCAATCCTGATATTTCATCTTCAATTACCTCACCTTCTCTTTCATCATATCGTTCTGAAGGATCAACAAACTCATCAGGTCTACCACCTTGTTTTGTATGTTCTGAATAATATTTTAAGTATTTTTTTTCATCAATACTCAAAGAGTTATATCCTCTTTCGGATATTTTGTCCAATAGAGAGTCAACATAATTTTGATTCTCAAGTAATATCTCATATTGAGATTCTGTTATTAAATATTTCATCTATATTCTATTCATAGGTTAATTCCAATCTAAATAAAGTCCCTCAATATCATAAATTCCAAATGATTTTGATACATATCTTATTAAATCGGATATTATGTCTTTAATTTCCTCTTCCAATACATTCCATAATTCGTCAGGTATATTCTCGGTATCATTCAGATCATATTCTTCCTCTGGATGTGTTAATATAACACTACCCTTTATAACATCAAATAAAACACCACCTATGTATCCCCCATGCCTTGACTCGCTAAAATGTATATCATATAATTTAAATGAAAAATTATACCCACCAACCTCAATACCTAATTTTTCAACATCGTCAGTAGTTAATACTTTATTCACAAGTTCTTTATTTATACGAGAAAAAATAATATCTTCCCCACCATACCATTCAATAATCCATTCTTCTAGTGTTCCTAAATTATGGATCCCAAGAGATTTTGCCAACACCGTATTTATTTGTGGTTTAATACCTTTAGATTGTTGTCTATCCCAAAATTTAAATACTCGTTTCTTCACATTATCCGTTGGTGAGTAGAATAATGTTTCCTTCAGGATTTGTCTAATCCTATTACGACTTGGTGAATTCATATTAATAAATATCAATAAAACATTTTACATTACAAAAAAATAATAATACACTTGTTAAAAACAATATTATTATGACAAAAATACAAAATGGAGACCTGGTAACAGTGCATTACACAGGTAAATTAGAAGATGGTTCAGTTTTTGATTCGTCTTTAGATGAGGGTAGAGAACCTATCGTGGTTAAACTTGGTGAAGGAACCCTTATTAAAGGTTTTGAAAACGGTTTAATTGATATGGAAGTTGGTGAGAAAAAAACGGTAGAAATTAACCCTGAAGATGCTTACGGACAACCAAACGAATTGATGGTTTCTGAAGTTCAAAAAAATCAAGTTCCTGAAGGAATTAAAGTTGGTGATATGTTACAAGCAATGACTCCAAATGGACCTGTTAATGTTACAGTTCTTGCAGTTAATGAAGACACAGTAACTCTTGATGCTAATCATCCTCTATCGGGTAAAAAATTGATTTTTGAACTTGAGGTGGTATCAGTTGTTGGGGTATAAACTTTGTCTGATATCTTCATATTCAGGATCTAACATATTTTTGAGAGCGGGGGTTTCCTTGCTCTCATCTACAACAGTTATATAATTGTTAATCTTTATTTCCTTAAGCGATGGTTTATGCCAGTCGTATTTAAACATAACATAATCTTCAGGTAAAGAATTATATACACCGTTAAGAGTATTCTCCATTTTTTTATTAAAACCGTTTCCAAATTGTTCAATTAATTCATCATCATCTAATGTAAGATCAATCATACCAAAAACATATGATGATGTCTTAAAATCCTTATAATACTCCTGAATCCCTTTTAACCCATAATTAGTGTAATATTTTTTTGGTGGGATATTATAAAAAGTTATAAACTCAAAAAATTCAACCACAATATCAACTTGGATAAAATATTCATCAACTTTAATTACTCTCATATCTTTAACATATGGGAATTTTTTTTTCAAAAATCTTGTTAAAAATTCAAACCCTTTATTTGGATTGTGACTTGTTGATTCTTCCATAATGATAAATATATTAAAAATAAAAAACCTCACCAAATGATGAGGTTTTAATTTGTCCAATCATTTTATTGGAAATAAGTTTGTTCAAAGTATAATACTTGGAATTTATCTTTAGTATCAACTAATTCACTACCGTTAATCAAATCGTTATATTCAACAACCGCACCTTTTTGAATTTCTCTAAATTCAGTTAAAAAATCAAAAGTTGTAATGTCTTCAGAAAATAATTCTTGAGAATCCTTATTATATGCTTTCATTAAACCCAATTCCATTTTATATGCTCCGTGAATGATTTCAATAAGTCCATCAAATTTGTGATCAATAGGTGCTTGAGGTATTTGGGGAATAATATTAAAATCCGTCATATACTCTTGAATTTTTTTAGCGTGAGTTAATTCGTCATCAGCCTCATTACTAAAAAATTCCGCAGCCTTCTTATAATTTTTATCTCTACACCAATTTGTTGCCGCTCTATAGAAATAATGTGCGGTATATTCGTCTTTAATTCTATCTGTTAACATTTTAATTGTTTTTGAGGATAACTTATATAATTCACCATTACCTTCATCAGTATCTTCGGCGTTATCAGTAGAGTCGTCTTCTTCCTGTTCAAGTAAACCTCTTCTTTTAATTTCCTTGAATAATTCTTCTTTTAAATTTTTATCGTCCATAATATTTTATTTATTTATTTAAACTTTTACAATCCGTCATATCGTTTTTGACTTTTAATACTTGACCCGGTTGGATGTTACCACTCCTCAAACTGTTTATAGTAAAAATGTCACTATGAGTTATTCCAAATATTTTAGCAATTCTGTCAAGTTGATCACCTTTTTGAACAGTATAACACCCTGTTGTAAAACCGTCTTTTATGTGTTTAGGTGCGTTTGCCATTTCTAAACCCATTTTACTTATACTACCTGTTAGTTGTTCGTTCATAACCCTTTTAACAATTCTTGTTAAATCTGATTCTGTTAATTTAATTACTCTTTTCATATGTTGTTTTATTAATAAATATCGTATCGTTAATTTATTTACCAATCAATTCCAGGACCAAAAGTCCTCTCATCAATTATGTCGTTTATAAATAGTTCGACATTTGGTATGTAATTTTGAATACGATATTGTATTTCCCCACGAATGTTTTGGAAATCCTCTCTTTGTGAATTTTTATATATGTCTACATACACCTTTATTCCAACAACACCAACAGTGTTAACCACCTCAATTTTATTGACGGATTCAACCTCGTCAAGTTCGTCCATTTCACCCAATCCCCAATCTTCCGCATCTTCACGAATCTTATTTAGTTCGGAATTGATTAGTTTTTGTATAATGTAATCCAATCGTTTTTTTTGTGACTCTGAAATAATTATCTTCATATTACATATAAATACATCAAAAATAAAAAAACCCCTCTTTAAATGGGGGTTTAATGTTATAAACGAGATGCAGTTTCCATTAAGAATCGTAATCTATTCTCAAGTTCCTTAATTTCATTTAATTGTTTTTGATCCAAATTAATGGACTCACCTTTAATTGATGATATTTTGTTTTGGATTCTCGTATGTTCAAACATCAGTTGAGTATACTTTTCGGCTTTCTGTGAATTATTCATAATTACAATATAATTAATTTATTTTTTTAATAAAGATAAATCTTCATACTATAATCGGAATCAACATCTAATTTCAAATTCATACCCGATTCATAAAGGTATGATTTCAATCTATCAACATAATTGTCTAATATTGTTGCCGCCTTATCTATATCATCTCTCCAATCGGAAAGTTTTTGTGGTGGTAATTCCAAATACCCATTCTCATTTAGATTAAAAAACAATCCCCCAAACGGGAATATGTTATATTCGGGAACACCAAAAGTTTTATTGTTTGCAATTTTTCTAAGTCCGAACCATATATCTTCCCATTGTTTCTCTGACAACACTCTTGGAACATCGTTCATATTTTCGTTAATCACTCGTTTAACAATTCTTGTTAAATCTGATTCGGTTAGTTTTATAATCTTCATATATTAACAATATACCATTTATATATCCTGTCACCATAATAATCAATAATTTTATTCTGTAAATCCTCATTATAGTTTCCCCAGTTGTCATCACAATAGGATCTCATATAAAACCCAATCAAAATTTTAAAATCATCCCAATTAAGTTGTCGTCTTGGCGTGGGAAATAATTTCTCACCCTTCTCCAACCTACTCATAAAATCTTCAAAACAAACAATTCGTCGTCTAACATAGACACTTAATTGATTTTCGGTTATAATATATTTCATTTAATTAAGATAATCATTAATGTAATCTTTTATTTTAATATCCAATCTATCTAAATACATAACCCATAGATCATAACATAAGTCGGGGGACTCATCCATATCAAGTCCAATAAGTCCGAACCAATCATTCATTCTATGTCTTCCTGGTGAATTATAAGTAAACTCTTCACTATTATTAAACGATAAAAGATAAGGAGTATCGGCGTAAGGAAGTTTTATTTCGGCACTATAATCATATTTACCATGCTGAAATTCATCCCCACCATATATTTTGGTTTTATCCACAAGCATATTAAGGAACTTATCGTAAATTCTAAAGTTAAATTGTGATTCGGTTATAATGAACTTCATATTAGATAAATATTATCAATCCCAAAACCAATCAATCTTTTTAAAGTAATAACTTAAATTGGGGGTTTTATTAAACATTTTACCATCTACTACCACATTTACGAACATATAAGTTTCTAATGTAATTTCCGTAGTTTTCCTCAACAATTTTATTTAAAAAAGAAATATCCATATTTGCACCACCTTTGTCCGTATCATCGTGAAAGAAGTTCCAATTCTCGTCCATAAATTCCTCCACTGAAGATTCAGTGATTCGTTTAACTAATCCGTTAACATCGTAAAATCCACACCAATAAGAGAATCCATCATTTATTTCAAATTCATCAATCTGCCCCTCAACAATATCAATAAATTGTTGTAATCGCCTAAGCACAAATCTTTGGTTTTCTGTTATTATTATTCGCATGATTCAAAAGATTTATGGAAAAATTTTATTAATTTATCGTAATATCCGTGATCCTCAAAAAATTTATAAAGAGGTTTGTTTTCGTATGAAGACACTCCAAAGGTTTGATTAATTTCCCAAACTATACCAACAATTGTATCATCCGCATAAAGTAATGCGTCATTTTCATTATTGTTCCAATATTTACAAATATCTTTGGGATTCAATTTAGAAATAATCTCATCCGCAATCCAAATTCGTCGTGCAAATGAACGAATTGTTTTGTCTTGATCTTCTGTAATAATAAATTTCATATTAAATAAATTAACAATTGTGTTTATTCATTAATTTATCAAATTCTTCTCTGATATATGTGGTAAAATTAAATCTAACCCACCTATGAACTTCACCAATATGATTATCGGGTAAAC